TAGTAAATTTCTTTTGTTCTTCTGGACTAAAATGCACTTTTGAGTTGTCCATTCTCGGATCAACAGAGAATACATCAGAATGCTTGTTGAAATTTTCATGGTCAACTTCATGTGATGCATTTAAACTTGCAGCATCTTTACCGTGATATGAAAGATGCGTCACCACACCAATCTTGGCCTTCTTAACTTCAGATTCATGTGAACCGTGTGCAGTATAGGTTAGACCAGAAGGATTAGGATGAAACGATGTTCCACCGCCCTTTTCACTTTTCTTGTCATCTTTATGTGTACCAAACATCATATCGCCTTGGTACACACCTTTTTTAGGCGAAATTTTAGGTAAATGTGTTAATGCATCTTTTAATTTTGCGGCGAGACCAGGTGCATGCCCGTGGTTCATATCTACGTCTTTTGGTGTGTAGTTAATCTTAGGTGTCTTATTAAAAGCAGATTTAGATGCAACAAAAAACTTACCCGTCTTTGGATGGTGTCCATAAACAAGCGCTGGCGAACCGTCATATTTTGTAGTTAACTTAGAAGATTTTTTACCAAATTTGATGTGTTCAGCGGCTGCTGACAAAGATTTGATGGCATGCTTTGCACCCTTTTCACCGGTTTGCAAAGGGCGGTCTTCCACATGAGTCAGGTGCTTAATCTGGCGACTAGCACCTTCTTCAGGATCCGTGTCCTCTTTTAAAAAACTTTTAAATGATATCATTGTCCGCCTATTGAAACACAACACACTTTGGTTGTCCGTGGAACTATTTATAATACATTATACCACATCTATGAAAAAATGGCAATGTTGGGATTGATATATAGTAAACTTAATAGTGTTCAATTTGGCCATTGCCGGCCAGCCAGCCCCAACAATGGAGTTTATCAAATTCCACTAGATATTTTTGAGGTATATTGCAATAGTGGGCATGTTCGGTATCAACCACTCCATTTGACAGAGATTTTAGGTTTTCCGCTATGACGGATAAATAAACGTCAATTAATGAGGGACACATGGACCATAACCTGGTAATTAAAAGATGATCGGCACCAGTTTGTTTATTTTGCGTCCAAGTTGGTATTCTTGTTTTAAATACAAATTTGCCAAACAAGTTATCATACTCTTTAATATCAAAGTCCTTTTCTAATTCGGACCTAGCTGAAAACTTGAATATTCGTTTGACTGTCTTTAATACCGGTGAAAACTGTGTATTGTTTCTCATAGTAGATAATGTTGCCGATAATAAACAATTTTCTCCATGACTTTTGAGTCCGTTGATTGCACAATACTGAGTGTTTGGTTCCTGACTTAAATCAAAATAGTAATTGGATAATCCAGATATTACATCTTTTTCTGTTTGTGATATTGGCCTTATTGAAACATCAGCAAATACAATAATCGCATCCGGCAAGGCTTCCCTAACAGATTCCAGTGTCGATATAGTTTGTGCAAACCTATCATCATCATTGAATGCACCAATCGCAGGTTTCAACGAGGATGTAATTATGAATAAGTTTTTATCTGGTATCATAGGTAACGATCCAAGTCATCCGAATCTCGAAATAGATTGATAGATTCAGCTCTCGGATAAGGGTTTGAATTATTGAAATCGTTAATCAATATGCGTCTAGAATTTTGCAATCCTGTAATCAAGTCAAAGGAAGCAAATCCCAAAGAGTATAACATATCTCTTGTCATGCCTTTATACTGATTTTCTCTGGATGTGGTAAAAACAAATTGAGCACCTTTAGACTGCAATTCAAGTAATCTGTTTATATTTTTCTGCAAAGGCACTGGAGTTTTATCGTATGATTTATCACCAACCCTAGATTGAGCCTGAATGATTGTGCCATCGATATCACAAAATATTACAGGTTTATCATTGTAATCAAACCAGTCTTGTGCGGTACCCACATCGATATAATTAGAAACAATCTTTTCGGTGAAAATGTTCAGGTTGTTAATACAACGGCCAATAACATCTGAAACAAAAATTTCTCTTTGTGAGGATAGTTCATTAAACATCTGTTTATACAACAATGCGCTTGAAAATTTATAACCACCAACACAGAAGGTATCTGATACCACTTCCTTCTCAATGATATCAGTAATGATGCCGTTGTTGTTCGAAATGGTGAAACTCTTGGACGATAGTTTCTTTAAAACTTCATGTTGAGATATTTTAGATACACAGACATAATTACCTTCAGTTATTTCATGGTCGAAAAAACTATCACAGTCTTTGATTAAAATTTCAGAATTAAATAGACCAACTTTATCTATAATCTGATAAACCGTGTCTGCTGGACCCCGTGTCGGTTGATCCAGTATAATTATATTTACAGAATCTCCAAATTCATGTTTGATGAACTCTGAAGCATTATATTTGTCGTTGTGTTCTTTCAAGATTCCAATATGTATCTTGTGTTTATGCAAAAATGGTTTGAGTGCGTTTGCCAGCATCAAATCACCTTTATAATCATATAAGAGGTATTTTGGTTTCATATCTGGAAATCTAGTGGATAGTCCAGCTGCAGGTACAATTATTTCCATAATCGATGAATCTCTTTCATAATGAAGTTATAATTATTATCACCTTTTTTGGTGTGTAGATAAACTCTAAGTAACATGAGTATCAGTAACGAATCGTTAAATGCTTGTGGATACAAATCTCGCAATGCATCCTGAATGCTTTGTAACTTGGTATCTAGGCGAACATCAGAATGTCGTAGAAACCATTTACACTCCAAGTCCTGACGCATCTTTGCTATATCGAATATATATGAATCGTATTCAATGGTGACTGCATCTATCATATGAAAACCGGGATCGGTGTATATGATATTCTCAAGCGTCAAGTCGCCGTGGTATGTCGAACACGGTAATATTTGTGGTAATGTGTCGATTAGTTCTTCTTTGGTGAATGGTAGATCGTGTGCATCAGATAACCAATTCAATTTTTGTGAATATACTTGTGAGTAATCTTTTAAAGTATGACTTTCACCAAAACAATCGCATGTATCAACAATAAATTGTATTAAGGAGTGTGTGTTGTTATGTATTAGATAGTTTTTCATATCTAACCCATGTACATACTCCATCTCTATTGCATCATTTTCAATTCTCAATAATTGTGGGACAGGATAACCTTTTTCATAAAGGTCACCAAGTCTTTCGATATTACGAGTTATATTGTTTTCTTTTCTGATATAGTGTCCATCATCGGACTCCATCAAATAAATTGTGCTACCAGAATGGCCAGTTAACTCTTTTAAGATTTTACCCATTGTGCATAATCATCACGAATTAGAGAGTGCCAAGTTCCGTTATGTTCTCCGGGTGGAAATGGATTATTCATATTGACATATACCAAATTTTCACCATGAAGGTTGTGTTCATGTAGGTTTGCTCGCATCAAATCTTCACCGATAAATTGATTTCCTGTATTGTAGTATTTGTCTATGTTCTTGTATGTAGACATATATTTAATCATCGTTGATTGTGATCCAAATGCAAACTGGTCATTACCAAAGTCTCTTTCTGGTACCATACGACAGTTTGGAATATACAACTTGGTATTGTCTAACTGTTCAAAAGGAATCGGTGTATTAAGTGCATAATCGGTTCGAGAACGAATTATCCAATCATACTCTTTAAAAACCAATGAGGCACAATTGTGCATCGAATAAAACATCTGGTAAGTAAACCTCGGCGGATACTTTTCTGCATTTGGAGTATTCGTATAGATACTATCAAAATCACCTACAGGTGGCTTTTCAAAAGCGTAACCTACAGGCTTATATAAGTCTAGAAGTTTCTTTTCTTCAGTGAATGTCCAAGCGTGAATGTATACATCCACATCATAGTGGTCTAGTAGGTTCTTTTTGTAATATTCAAAACCTTTTTCAAATGATCTGGCTTGGCCAGAAAAACATAATGCTATTTTCATCGCTGTAGATAAACTGGTAAATTCTCGGTTGTAAATTCAACACCATTCATTGACAAATTTCTGAGTAGAATCATATGTGGACAATATCGTTGTTCAACATGTATTTTAATGTCGTTTTCTGGATAACCACGCTTTCTCAAAACTTCAATGAATTCAGATTCAAATGGTGTTGAATGTAATCGTTCATACTCATCAAATAAGAAATAGTGTTTTGCATCTTTGAATGGAATAATTGCAAAGATATCTGAAATGATGTTATACGATTCCTCTAAAGGAGTAACAACACGATCCACACCCGCGAAGCCAAATGTAGGTTTAAACTGAATGTCGTATCGGCAGTAAACAACATTGTCGTATTCTTGTTCAATTAAATCAAAGGCTTTCTTTCGACTATAGTTCATCGATGCATTTGCACCAATTTTATCGATTGAAATTGGTTTAGGATTTTTCAGTGAAACATTGCGTTCGATTTCATTGAATATGCCGACATATTTTGTCCAATCTTCAACCAAATATTTAACTGGTTGCAATCGTTCAACAATATTGTCCACCTCTTTAACATCGGTAGACCACATGTGACAATAAACATCAAGATTATTGATATCAATAAATTCTCTAATGTTTTCCCAAGTTTTGTCAAAGGTCCTATATTGACCTGATAGTACTATACAATTTTTCATTTTAACCAGTACCAAACATCACATTCTGTAAAAAGAATCTCTTTGCCACACTTGGCTGCAAATTCGTTTGCAGCTTTGTGAACACCGGCAATTGCAGTATAATCATGCCCAGCAAAAACGCCACCTGTCTTTAATTTAGAATACAAGTTTGCACAATCTTTGGTGAGTTGTTCGTATGTATGTAGGCCGTCAATAAAGATAACATCAAATGAATCGTCTTGTAATTGATCGACAACATTATCCGAATAATCTCTCAACAGATTGAAACGATTACTATAACCCGACAAACGATCTGTAAATCTTTGATAGATTGCTTCGCGTTCATTTAGGTTGTTTCCATTCCAGTCAACATAGTTTGAATATGGATCTACACCAGTCAATACACAATCTGGATTACTATCTAATAAGAATTGTGTGGTGTCACCAATGTCACAACCAATTTCTAAG